AACGTATTACACCATAAGCTGACCAATCAGGTTCAAACTGGGAGGTTGGTTATGGTACTCTTGACGCAACTGGTTTAATTCTTACAAGAACTACTGTGTTGTCGTCATCTAATTCAGGATCTGCAGTTAGTTTTACTGCAGGTACAAAAGATGTATGGTGTGACTATACCGCCAAAAAAGCAGTTATACAAGACTCATTAGGAACTGCAACTGTTCCACAATTAGCAACAAACTCATATACAAGCACAACGCCTGTATTGTCATTTAATGCTTCTAATAGTCCATTTGCTTCTGGTGCATCGGTATCAGGAAGTTATTTACAGACTCTTTTACAAAACAAGTCAAACACTGCTGGTGCTTCCACCAACTATGTTTTAAGTAATGACCAAGGAACAGACTCTACCTACTATGGTGAGTTTGGTATGAACTCTTCTGTATTTAGTTCAAGCACTCCTTCTGATTTTTTTAGTATAAATAACGGTATTTATTTTTCAGGACACGATGGAGATATATCTGTTGGTTCTGGTAACGGTTATAAATTGTATTTTCCTTGGGGATCTACAGGTGCTTCTGCCCACGTTATTAATGCTTCAGGTGCTATTGGTCTATCTACCAACTTAGGAACTACTCCTGCTCTTAGTGGTACAACTGGTTATGGTACTTCAGGTCAACCTTTACTTTCAGGAGGTAGTTCTGCAAGTCCAACTTGGGGTACACTTGGTGTAGGTGCTGGTGGTACTGGTATTACAACTACCCCTACTAATGGACAAATTCCTATTGGTAATGGTACAAACTATACGGCAGCTACAATTACTGCAGGTTCAGGAATATCCGTTACAAACGGTTCTGGTACAATTACTATTGCATCTAGTGGCGGTTCTTTCCCTGCTGGTCTTTACATCACTGCTCAACAAAACTTTGGAGGTTTCATCTAATGGCAGCTAACACATCGCCTATTTTTCCGCTATCGCCTATCGTAGGTATAGCAACCTTAACTGCTGCTACGGCTATTACCTCACGTGCTAACATTACTGGTACAACTGGTTTAGTTCAGCTTACAGCTACTTCTACTAACGGTACAAAGATTGATGCTATTACTGTAACCGCTAAAGGTACTACTGTAGCCAATATTATTGATGTTTGGATGTACAACGGTACAACTTCTTATTTATATACTGAAATTCCAGTAACTGCAATTACTGCAAGCACTACAACTTCAGCATTTACTTCCACAGTTACTTTTGCAAACTTAGTATTACCTCCTACTTACCAGTTATATATTTCTGAGCAAGTTGGTACTACTAGTGCTGACTTTAACGTTGTTGCTTTTGGCGGACAATACTAATGGCTTTTCCCAATAACTCTTTTCAGTATACCTCACAGTCTACTTCATTAGGAGTTGGTACACCAGCTTCAGGAGTTGTTGGGGAGATTCGTGCTTCTAATAACGTAACTGCTTTCTATTCTTCAGACCGACAGTTTAAAGAAGACATTAAACCTATTGTTGATGCTGTTGAAAAAGTACAAGCTATTGGTGGTAAAACATTTAATTGGAAACAAGATTACATTAGTTCTCATGGTGGAGCAGATGGTTACTTTATCCAAAAAGAAGACTTTGGTGTTATTGCCCAAGATGTACAAGACGTTTTCCCAGCAGCAGTTAGACAACGTAAAGACGGTACTTTAGCTGTAGATTATGCCAAACTAGTTGCTTTGGCTTTTCAAGCAATAGTAGAATTAAAAGCAGAAGTAGATAGTTTAAAGGCTAAATAATGTTCGGACGCTATCCGAACTCTGGTGCACCTATAACTGGTTCAGCAGCACAAAACTTAGCACAGTCATTAAGTGTTGCAGTAACTGGTGCAGTATCTTTAATAAAGTCTATTTTAAAGACTGTATCAGTATCTTCTACAAGTACTGTTAGCTTAACTTATTTAAAAGTAAAATCAGTAGCATTAAGTGTATCTTCTACTGCTGTAGTAAGTATTGTAAAGAGTATTAACAAAACTATTAGTTATTTGTCAAGTTCTGTTATAAGTATTGTAAAGGCTTTATCAAAGTTTATTACAATATCTAGCACAAGCACAGTAAGTTTATTTAAGAGTATTCCACGCACCTTATCAGTGCTGAGTAGTTCTGTAGTGTCTTTAATTAAACTACCTATTAAGTTATTAACGGTTAGCTCTACTGCTACAGTTAGTTATATAAGAGCTATTAGAAAAATAATGGCTACTATTTCAGAAATGACAATAGTAGTATTAACAGAAATAGGTTTACATTTAGTAGCTTTTTCGATTGCAATTACTGGAAGTCCTACTATTAAAAAAGCAATTAGTGTAACTAAGAGTGTGTTATCTACATCAATAGTGTCGTTATTTAAGTTGTTACCTAAAACCTTTAGTATTGCTTCTACAGCAACTATTAGTATTATTAAGGGTATTTACAAGACTATATCGGATTCAGTATCTGCTACAGTCAGTTTAGCTAGATACTTAATTATTAATCGTACCTTATCGGTTGTGGTGTCTAACGTTACTAGTTTGGTAAAAAGAGCAAACAAGTTGCTTTTTGTAGCAGTTTCTGGTATAATAAGCTTAGCCAAGTTATCACAGAAATTATTAACTGTTGCTGTAACAGGATTTACAAGTTTATCTGCTGCACTTTCTCCTATCTTTGGAGCAGTGTCCAGCAATGTATATTACGCTATCGAACGTATTCGTAAGATAGATTTGGTTAAAATCAGGACTATTTTCTTGGATAAATATAATGGCAAATAGCTTTACATATAAAATAACTGGTGAAAACGAGTTATTTACTTTTAATTATAGTCAGGTATTAGATCCCGCAGAGACCATCTCCTCTGCTAGTTGTGTAGCTATTACCATGAATGGTACAGATACTAACCCATCTGCTATTCTTTCAGGTAGTCCTACAATCAGTGGTGCTAACGTTTCTCAACGTGTTATCAATGGTTTAAATGAAAATACTTATCGTTTAGAAATGACTGCTACAACATCCTATGGTAACGTATATGTTGCTATTGGTGATTTACCTGTTTATACCGCAGATTCTAACCTGATCTAATATGAGCTATAAACCCAGATACGACAGAGGTGACTGGAAAGCCCTATGCGACCAATGTGGTCGTCAAGTAAAAGCTTCTGATCTTCGCCAGCGTTGGGATGGCTTAAAGGTAGATGACCGATGCTGGGAGCCTAGACAGCCACAAGACTTTGTACGAGGTGTTCCTGATTATCAGGCTCCTCCATTTACTAGACCAGAACCAGAATGGCTTTTTGTTCTATTACCTGCTATGGACGATAATTTATTAGTCTGTAACGGTTATGAATTTAACACTCAACTTTTAGGATAAGCAATGGGATATCCATTATTTTCTAACAACGCAGGAACAGGATTGGTTTATCCAATTACAACTTCTGCTACAACTTTGTATGTCAATGGCGGATCAGGATCATTGTTTCCTAGCCCTACTGGTGGACAATACTTTCCTATTACTTTGCTTAGTCAACAATATGGTTACTTAGAAATTGTTTACTGTACAGCTCGTAGCGGAGATGTTCTTACTGTTGTTCGTGCACAAGAAGGAACTACTGCACATTCTTTTGCTACAGGCGATGCTGTACAACAACGTATTACGGCAGGTAGCTTAAACGACCTTCGTGGTGCTGATAACGTTACTGACTTGTATGCTGGTACAGGTATTGCAGTATCAGGTAACACTGGTGCAATTACGGTAAGCAATACTGGTGTTACTGCTTTAAATGCTGGTTCAGGTATTTCTTTATCTGGTAGTACAGGTACTGTTACTATTACTGCTCCAACCCCTTCTAGTATTGTTACTACAAACTATAGTATTAAAGAAGTTAGTGGTAAACTTTATTTTTATTACGGAACAACACAGATTGCTTCTTTAGATTCTTCAGGCAACTTTACAGCGTTAGCGACTGTTAAGTCTGCTGGTACACCTTAATTATAGGAGTTATTATATATGTCAACATCGATTGGTAGTGCTGGAGTAACCTTTCCAGACTCTACGGTTCAAACTAGTGCTTCATTCCCTGCAGTTTATGGTCAAGTCTTTACCTCATCAGGCACTTTTACTATTCCTACTGGAGTTACTGCACTTAAAGTAACTGTTGTTGGTGGTGGAGGTGCTGGAGCAAGTGCTTCACCAGGAAACAACGGCACAGGAGGTGGAGGCGGTGCTACAGCAATATCTTATTTAACTAGTTTAACGCCTGCAAACACTATTGCTGTTACAGTTGGTGGTACAAATGGTGGTCAATCTAAAATTGCATCAGGCACACAAACTATTACTACTGTTACTGCAAACGGAGGAAGTGGAGGAAGTACTGGAACTAATGCAGGTGGAAATGGTGGAACTGCATCTGGCGGAACAATTAATATAACTGGGCAAAAAGGAGGTTTACTGTGTATGCCGTACGATAGTACTCTACCTAGCGGTTCTGGAGGAAGTTCTTTATTTGGTTTAGGTGCTCCTGGTATTTCTACTCCATCATCACCAACAAGCGGAAATGCAGGAACAGGTTATGGTGGCGGTGGTAGTGGTGGAGCATCTGGTGGTGGTGAAGTAGGCACAGGAGGTGGTGGTACTGGTTCACAAGGTGTTGTATTTTTTGAATGGTAAGGAATAAATAAAATGACAATTCAAGTTTATCTACAAGTAGAAAACGATGTTGTAAATAATTCTGTAATGTGGGATGGTGATACAAACACATGGCAACCACCCACAGATGCAACTATGTTAGTTCAAGCAACTACACCAGCTATGGTATGGACTGCTGTATTAACTGATGGAAAAATTACCGATTGGACTTTGACAGAAGAATTAGGTCAAGGACAGATTGGCTTTACTTGGAATGGCACAGTTTTAACAACAAATCAACCTAAACCAACAGTCCCACCCAAAGCATAACGAAAGTATTTTAAATGTCAGACTTACTTGAAAACAGAGTTGTTCGCCTAGAGGTCCGAACAGATAACCACGAAGAAGATATCAAAGAACTTCGTACTAGTAATATCGACTTAAAAAGGACGATGACTGCTATTGAAAAGAATCTGGCTCAGATTAAATATATTGCTGTTGGTGCTTTAGCTGTTGTTCTTGCACAAACTATCGGCTTAGATAAAGCCATCAAAATGATTCTTGGGAGTTAAAATGAGTACAGTCTTCACTGTAACAAGGGATCAAGTTATCCAGTTAGCCTTACGCAAATTAGGTGTATTGGAACTTGGTGACACTCCAGATGCTGCTACAGTGTCTAATGCGTCTTTAGCCTTAAATCTTTACATCAAACAGATGGCTACTAAAGGTTTAAAGTTATGGACAGTAACTCAATATGTGCTGCCTTTAGTTAACGGTCAAACACAGTACTCTATTGGCCCTGCACAGTACAGCACAGACTTGCAAACAGATAAGCCTCTAAAGGTTATTCAGGCTTGGTTGCGTAACGTTAGTGTTACTCCTAACGTAGATACCCCTATGCAGATCCTAAGTCAGCAAGAATACAACTTCTTAGGCTCTAAAGCTTCTACAGGTGTTGCTAACTCTGTGTACTACCAGATTGAACAGAACACAGGTAACATGTATGTCTATCTGACTCCTGACAACAATGCAGCTACAACTTACCAGTTGTACTTCATGGCTCAGATTCCTTTAGCTGATATTACTACTGGTAGTCAAGTTCCTAACTTCCCTAACGAGTGGATGAATACCCTTGTATGGAACTTAGCAGATCAACTTGCTATTGAGTACTCTGTACCCCAGAACCACAGAACAGAAATTGCAGCTCGTGCCAAGATGTATGAAGAACAGTTGTCTGATTGGGACGTTGAGAGCACTTCTACATTCTTCCAAGCTGACCTTCGCATGGCTAACAACTACTTTGGAACACCTAACTAATGCCTATTGTACGGATTCCGTTGTCTCAACCTATTGAGACTCGTAATGGTTATTTAAACACTGACTCTAAGTGTGTAAATGGCTATTTTGAGATGCTTAATGGCAAGCGTGAGTTTGTTAAGCGTCCTGGTCTAACTACAGTAACAACTAGTCCTGCTTTGCCTTCTGCACAGGCTCAAGGCATTTATTACTTTAATAACTACCTATACATTGTTATTAACAACGTAGTCTACCAAGTTGACCCTACTACCCTAGCTTGTACTACTATTGGTACTATGACTGGTACGATTGGTGGTATGGTACAGCAAGTTTACTTTGAACAGACTCTAAACAGTACTTATCTGTTTATGCACAATCAAGTAAACGGTTATACTTATAATCCTGCTACTAGCACCTTTGCTTTAGTAGATAATAGCTCTATTGGTGGTACAACTATTCTAACTGGTGGTACAGGTTACACAGCTCCTACAGTGGCCTTCTCAGCTCCTGCAGGTGGCGGTACAACTGCTACAGGTACAGTAAACGTTACTTCTGGTGTAGTAACTAGTATTAACATCACTAATGGTGGTTCAGGATACACTACATCAGATACTTTAACTGTTACTATTAGTGACAGTACAGGTAATGGAGCTACTGCTACAGCGTCTCTTACTGGCTTTCCTTCAGGTCCTTTAGTTGCTGGTGTAGCGTACTTAGATACTTATACAGTTATTGCTAGTCCTAATGGACAAATCTATACTAGTGATCCTAATAATCCTAGATCATGGAATGCCTTAAACTACATTACTGCCGAATCTGAACCAGACGCTTTAGTAGGTATTGCTAAGCATTTAAACTACATTGTAACCTTTGGTCAGTGGTCTATTGACTGGTTCTACGACGCAGGAACTTATCCAGGTTCTCCTTTAGCTAACTCACCTACTTACAAGATTGAGTTAGGTTGTGCTAACGGTACTTCTATTGTAGCTTTTGAGAACATTGTAGTCTGGGTAGGCACTTCAAGAGATGCAGGTCCTTCAGTCTATGCTATTTCAGGTGTTAGCCCTACTAAGATCTCTACACCCTATATTGACCGTATTCTACAAAATAGCACACTAGCAGACATTAGAGCTTACTCGTTCCGTATCAACGGACACACCTTTTATGTCTTGACTTTAGCTGATTTAAATGTTACAATAGTATACGACGTAAACGAGAAAGTTTGGACTCAGTGGACCATGTGGGCCATTGGAGACGAAGGTTCAGGAGTTCCTGGCATCTATGCCGAGCAGTACTTCCGTCCTAGCTTCTTTGCCCAGATTAATGATACCTATTACGTCCTAGATGATGATAATGGAACACTGTACACAATGTCAGATCACGTGTATAATGATGCTGGTGCTCCAATCTACTATCGTGCTGTAACAGACATTATTGATGGTGGAACTACTAAACGTAAGTTCTTTCAGCGTATTGAAATCGTTGGTGACAAAGTACCTGCTACAATGAACATTAGACATTCGGATAATGATTACCAAAGTTATTCTCCGTATAGAGCAGTAAACCTAGACAAGACTCGTCCACAACTTTATCAAAGCGGTGCAGCTCGTCGTAGGTCATGGGAGTTTCTCTGCACAGACAATCAACCATTAAGATTGCAAGCAGCCGAAGTAGACTTTGATATTGGTGAATTAGAACAGTCAGAACCGACACAGTTACAATATAGGACATAATGATTACTTACCAGGCAGAGCAATATTCAGATGTACTTCCTGAATTAGCAGTTCTCTATCCTGAACATTATGAAGAAGTAGAAAGTCCTGTAGCAGAACATTATGTATTAGATCCTAACTGGAATCAATACAAAGCATTAGAACAAGCAGGTATTCTTAAAGTTATTACCTGTCGTAACGATGAAGAGTTAATAGGTTATATGATGTTTATGATCTCTCCTCATCTACACGTCAAATCATGTTTAACTGCTTATGAAGATGTGTATCTTCTTCGTAAAGAGTATAGAAAAGGTAGGACAGGCATTAAACTGTTCCAATTTGCTGAACAGTATCTTAAAAGCCTAAACGTTAATAAAATCCTGTGTTCGACTAAAGTACATCAAGATAACTCTAGGTTACTTGAATATCTCGGATACAGCTTCGTAGAAAAGCTATTTGCTAAATATATTTAAGGAGTAATCATGGGTGGTGCAGTCAGTTCAATTTTCGGTGGTGATGGTGGTGGAGGCGGTTCAGTTCCTTCAGCTCCTCCCTATTCTCAATATGACCCATACGGTGCTATTGGTGGACGTACAGACGCAGCTAATCAATTAAAGACTTTAATGTCAGACCCTTCTGCAGCGTTGTCTCAGCCTGGTTATCAAATGACTTTACAGCAAGGAACTGCTGCTCAGCAAGCTGCTGGTGCTGCGTCAGGTACTCTGCAGTCTGGAGGGCAAGCTGCTGCTTTGCAAGGCTATGGTCAGAACATCTTTAATCAATATTATAATCAACTGTACAATCAATTAGGTACGCTGTCTGGTGCTACTACTCAGACTCCTGCTTCTGCTTCGCAGGCTCAATATAGTGGTCAAATCCAACAAGCTACTTTACAAAATCAAATTCAACAGCAGAACGCTGCTCTTGGTTTGGGTTTAACTGGTTTGCTAGGACAAGGATTATATTCTTCTGGTATCTTTAGTGGTAGTGGAGGAATGTCTACTTTAGGAGGTTATGGTTCTGCTACTGAAGGTTCTTCTAACTTTATAGGACCTTTATCGTCTATGGGTGGCTATGCAGGTGGAGCTTCTTCTGCAGGCGGTGTTTATGACCTTGCTTACATGGCAGTCTAAGGAACAATATGGCACAATCACCATTTGAGGCGCTAGTCTCAGGTATTAAAACAGGACGAGAAATTGGTACTGAGGTTGCTCAGTCTAATATTCTTCAGCAAGTCTACGCAGGTGCTGATGCTTCGCAATTAACACCAGAACAACAACAAGGCGCTTTAAATAAAGCGTCTGTGTTAGCTAGTCAAAAAGGACTAGGTTCGCTTGCTTATTCTTTTCAAAAGCAATCAAGTGAACTTGCTAAAAATAACTCAGCACAAGAACTTAATAAAATTACTACTGCCCAAGCAGAGATGTCGTATGCTGGTCAGCTGTTAAAAGGTGCTTCATCAACAGATGATTTAAATGCTATTGTAGATTCTACTGTTAAGGATACTTCAACTAACCTTTTAGTAAAAAAAGTGTTAAGAGATCCTAATAT